TAGGAATTCTTGCCAAACCAACTCTTAAGGATGCAAACCCCTTGGCAAGTAGATTTATTAACTTCTCACTTAACCCAAGTGTAAATATTGAAGCAACTGTACGCAATAGGTTTCCTATTCGTCCAATACTAGTTGCGAGTCCTTTTACAAGTCCACTCAAAAATGCAATTGGAGCAAAAAGTAGTCCCGCCAATATACCCAAAATTTTACCAGACTTTTCCTGTGCCAACTTAAATAGACCAGAGGTGCTCTGCTGAATTACCTTAAGTGCTTTTAACATACCAGTTTGAGTTTTTAGTATGTTGTTTTCTCGTCTCCCACTCTTTTCATCCGTTTCTGCTTGTTCTGCTCTGTTACCTCTTGATCTCTCTCTATCTTCCTGACCCATCTTCATTATGTCCTTACTAAGACCACGCAGAATTTTATTGCCAGGAACCATACCAAACGCTGCTTTAATGTTTTCGAATGGTGCAGTAATTTCAGACTTGATTAAATTCAGAGGTTTACCCAAAGCATCTTTAACTGCATTTGCAGTATCACTCTGACTACTCGCAACTGTATTATTAGTCTCTTTAAGTGTCTTTGTAGTATCTTTAAGAGTCTCTGTGGTTTCCATTAAAGATTTTGCTGCCGCAGCAAAACTTTTTGATTCTGGACTTTCGTTAGCCATGTGACTTCCTCTGTTCTTGTTGCATACGTTCTTTTTCTTCTTCAAGGTAGTTCATAGTCAAACCAACGTAAATTTCTCTTTCCCACGGCATCATATTTTCAATCTCAGTTAAACTGAAGTTGTGGTGAAACATCATATTCCAATTTAACTCATAATACATCTTAACCGATATATGCGCCATGGTTACGAAAAAAAATCACCAATCCCCTCAAGCATAACTTCATTCTTCTTCTTCGTCTTTGGGTTCTTAACATCAATGATGTGTCTTAGTTTTGGCATCGTCTCAAAGAAATTCTGAACCTTTGCCAGCATCTCAGAAGTTAAACTCCCAAAGAACTCATCCAATTCTTTCTCACTAATATCAATTCTCTGATATACATCTTCGCCAAAGTGGATTTCAGAAATGCATCCCTGCATTAATTTAAATACTGTCTCTGTGTCAGACCCCTCATCCATCTGTGTACTAAACAACGTAGGATATGACATGATCATTTTAATATCGTCTGACAACTCAATTTCATTCGTATGATCCACACTCATTTGCACACCAACTTCAGACAAGTCTACCCGTACAGGCACTCTGGTCGTTCCATCATCTGGACATAGGACACTCAGTTCTACACTCTCACCAACAGACTTACCTCTGATTTGTAGGAATATGTACTCAATATCAAAAACTGGTGATGACTTTCCATCAATTGCACCAAACGTACAATCACTCACGATATTGCATAATGCATCATTGATTGTCTTGTTGTTCTCACTCTCCATTGCCAGTAGAAGAACCTTCTCTTCTTTTACTAGAAATGGTCTATACTTGATCTTCTCCTGTGTTGATGGTACAACCAGTTCATACTCTGGAATTTGTAGTTTGGGTAATGCCATAATATTTCATCCTTTAAAGTCTCCGAAGCACTTTCGGTATATTACTTAGTATCTGTCTCTGAACTCCATCTGCAACTGTGTCGATAATTCTATCAATTGTGCCTGGACCTTGTTCATTGATATCTAGTGGTGTCCAGTATCGAAAGGACATTCCCACTGTAATCTTTATATTTTCATTCTGGGAACCATAATTCAAATCGGTGCCATTAATATTCTTGGGGAATGCATCCCACAATTTAAGTCCGTACCTTCTTCGATCCTGTTTGTCAAGAAGATAAATTTCAACTGCACCAACGTAATCATTATAGTATCCAACATTCCATGTCTGTGGATTATATGCACTTTTCTGCCACCGTTCAAAGAACACTCTCTCTTCTAAATCAGAACTAGCTGCAAAAGTCATTGATACTTCATCAGCAAATGTTACACCCTCTACGATATCTCTTGTTGGACCATAGATATTTGAATCTTGAATAGTTGATAGGTTGATACCAGGCAGGGTTACTGCTTCACAACGTAACTGAATTTCTCTGACATTAAGAGATGACTCGTTGCCAAGGTTTGGATTTTGTAATGATGATGTACCACCAAGTTGTCTTCCTCTTGGACCGAAGATATTTACCTCATATCGGTTTGGTTGTGCATATCCTTCATTGGAATGAAATGCTGCAAGGATATCGTTAAGAACACCGATTGCGGTTCCTTCGAAAAAGTTTTGTCCTACGGCCATTAGATCATGCTCCTAGATTCTTTCCATACCTCTTGTGCAGACGCTTTCTTGAACCTCTGCACTGGTAGTAGTGTCGCAATCGTAAACTCGTCTGCATCAATTCTACGAAACCGTGACTTAACCTGTCCCGCAAGATATTTGTGAATGGTAGGACGAACTAACCGTACATTCTTTAGTGCCGAATAGTCAACGTCAAGTGTGGTTGACTCATCGAATTTTGTGTTGTTTGAGAAGTCTACAAGTCTGTCCAGTAGTCGAATTCTAAGAGGGATTGGTAGGTAGTGTAGATTGATACCTAGAAATCCATCTGGATAGTTTTCGATGGGAAGAACGAGAGGAAACGTGTCATAGTATGGAAGTGTCTTCTTGAACTTTGGATCATAGATAAACATGTTCAATCGTCCAAAGAATGGGCGTGTTGCTTGCTTACCGTCACGAATCAAGTCTAGTGCGCCTGGTGTACCAAACTCCTTAATCTTATCCTTGTACCACTCTGTGGAACGTGGACGTTCTCCTGCTGCTTGTTTTACAGACTGAATGTATTTACTCTCTGCCATAACACTATTTATACGAGATACCTAATTCGTCTTCAGTCAAAATCTTAAACTCTAGACCTCTATCCAAACACCATTCACTCGCATATTTCCACTTTGCAGAGTTGACACCCCATGTTTTGACCTCGTTTAGATACTTCTGGGTCTTTCTCTTGGGTTGTTTGGGTGGTTTGCACTGCACCTTAGGCTTGATCTCAATGATCATCTTCTTGACACTGCCATCGTGTTGTTTGACCTTGATATAGAAATCTGGAAAATAACGATGAACCCGGCCATCCCAAGGGGATAAATAGGGTATAATGATTTCTTCACTCCCCCATTCTAGAATGTTCGTACTGTTATCACAGTACACCATGAACTTTCTTTCCCATAAGGAGCGGTAGACTATGTTGCGTGGATCACCCTTATACTTTTTAGGGTTCACTGGTGTATATCGACCTTTGTATGCCATTCGTTATAAATAAATCAAAGTGTATAAGGATATTTAGACATGTCACTCAGAGATGCATTTGTAAACGTCGCACAGTCTGCAGCAACTGCTGCAGCAAATAGAGCAGTATCATCAGTCGTTCAAGGTGTCGCTGCTGGACTTAAGGGAAATAATCCACAAAATGATACCGCACCTCTGGATAGAAGTGTTGCTGCAACAGACCTAATTCTCAGTTTTCCAAATGATGTTTCCATTGATCCCATGCAGGGTCATTACATCATGTTTGGTATTCGTTCACAGACGCCAGGACAACTCTCACCTAATCTGACAGGTTCAAGAGACGGAACTCTCAATGCATCTATCAAAGGTTTAATGAAGCAAGCCGGTATTGATGCTAATAGAGTAGAACAGATTGGACGCAATCTCATAGAAAATTTTAGTAAAGATACTTTCATTAATTCAAATCAAATTATGAGAAACAGTATTAAGAACCAAAAGAATAACAAGTCTCTGGTCTTAAAAAGGATGCCATACTCCAATCTTATTCAGACAATTGCATTGTATATGCCTCCACAGGTAACGGTACAGTACGCAGCAAAATACGCAGATACGGAAATCGGTGTTGGTGCAGAAGCGGGTTCAAAATTACTTACCGACTTATATGATGGTAGACTAACTTTTGCCACAGCAACAGATACTTTAGGGGATGCGGCAGTACAAATAGGTAAACAAACAGGTATAAAACTGTTAGACACTGTTGCTCCTGGCGCAAAGGCGTTAGTTGCACTTGAAAGGGGTAAAATTATAACTCCAAGAATTGAACTCATGTTTGAAGGAATTGGTAGACGTAGTTTTGAATTTACATTCATCATGATTCCTAAAAGTGCGAGTGAAGCACAACTCATTCGACAGATTGTAAATGCGTTCAAGGAAAATATGATACCAGATGTTGCAACAGAAGAGTTTGGTGGTTCTGCTAACGTAAGAGAAGTAAACATACCTAATGTATTTGACATTAAATATATGTACAGAGGACAGGAAAACCAACACTTAAATAAAATCAGTACATCATTTCTCACAAACATGAATGTCCAGTATGGTGGTGATAGGTACACTGCATTTGAACCAGATGCAACTGGTTCTCCACCACCACAGAGAACAACACTCACTTTAACATTTCAAGAAATTGATCTTGTATATCGTGATAAGGTTAAGGAGGGTTTCTAATGTATTTTGCTAACTTTCCAGTAATCCCATATGATGCTGTCGGTAACAACCAGTTTAAGGTTGTCACTAACCTTTTGCGTAGAGTTGCAGTTCGTGCAAAGTTGAAGTCCAATATCGCATTTTTTGACACCTATGATGTGAAGAATGGTGAGACACCAGAGATGATCGCACACAAGTTGTATGGTAATTCAGAACTACACTGGACAATTCTTCTACTGAATGATATCGTTGATCGTTATCATCAATGGCCCATGAGCAGTCGTCAGTTTCTTGCTCACATCAATAACAAGTATACGAATGTAGATGGCATTCACCACTACGAGATTTTTCAAACCTCTGGTGATACCACTGTCAAGATTAATATTGGAACGGACAATACAGACTATCCCTCTGCAACTGCAATTACAAACAGAGAATATGAACAAGAACTTCAAGACGAGTTGAGAAGAATAAAACTGGTTGATCCAATTTACATAGAAGAGTTTGTATCTGAATTTGAAGAACTCATTAATGGGAGTGTTTTGTAGTGGCTGGTATTTTTCGTGCCGGACAATTTGAATTAAGAGAAGCAAAACTTATCGCAGCATCTGGTGAAGTTGTAGATTTATCCTACGCAATTCTAGGACTTACAATTTTTGAGGATATCAATAAGTTTACCATTTCTGGTTCTGTTGTCATTCAAGATTCTATAAACCTCGCATCCTTCTTTCCATTAATTGGTCAGGAGTACTTGCTGTTGAAAGTCGCAACTGCATCTGTTGAAGGTGATGAAGCAATAATTGACTTCACAAAGAATGCACTTAATATCAGTACAGTCAGTAGTCGATACGACACTGGTGGTGGAACTCAGGCATACAGACTTACATTCGTCTCTAGAGAATTGATGGTAGATCAGAGAGTGAGAGTGAACCAGAGTTTGACTGGCAGTTCCTCAGATATCGTGAAGTCGATTTATCAGAACCATCTTAAAACTAAGAAGAACCTGTACATCGAACCTACAGCTGATGTCAAGAAACTTGTTTCACCAAATCAACGTCCATTCGACCTCGTTCGTCACATCATGAATAATGCTGTATCCAAGCAACATAATGATCCATGTTACCTGTGCTTTGAAACAACTAGGGGATATCACTTTAGATCACTTGCCAGTATGTATGCACAACCTAGTGTCATAGAATACAGACCATTTGTGGCGGGGACTAAAACAAATAAGGGTGTGGTGAATATTCTTGCAGATATGTCTTCCATCATCAGTCACTCTATCGTGGCAACACAGGATTCTGTTATTTCGAACAGAATGGGAACTTATGCTTCCAGACTGTATGTCCATGACATTCTATCTAAAAGTTATCAAAAACATATATATAATTATCTAGATAATTTCAAGAATGAAAACCATATTGAATCGACTAACAGTAGATACAGAGGTGATAACTTGGAAGACTTTCCTATCGTGAGTGATGTTCTCATCACAGATGACGAGAGTAGAATTTCAGACTTCCCATCAAGAACATTCGTGCAACCAACTTCAGGCAGCATGTCTGATAATACTCAGGTTGACGAGTTCAATCAATACGTCTACACATCCAATAGACCAGAAATGTGGGTTCAGAAAAGAAACTCACAAATGCATCAAATCCGACAGTCATACAATGTTAACCTACATGTGCATGGAAACACTGCACTGTCTGCTGGAGATATTATCGACCTCAATATTCCATATACTGCATCAACCAAAACTTCCAAAGATGAAATTTACGATAACATATACAAGGGTAAGTTCCTTGTATCTAAATTACGTCATGACTTCAGTATAATTGATAACCAACACAGTATGCACATTGAAGCAGTGAAAGACTCCTTAACCTACAAACTACCAACATCCAATAATCCAGAAATCATTTCTGAGGGTGAATCACTGGTACAAGAAGAACTATACTAAGAAAGGAGAAGCCCATCTCAAAAAAATCTATATCCCAATACAAACAGCGAAAGGAAGATAAAATGGCTAAGACCAAGAATCGCATTAAGAAATTGAACTTTCAGAGGCAGGAACGTAAAATGGAATTGGAACCACTTTCAGAGAATGATAAATACATCATAGAAATGTCAGGATATAGAAAAGGGCAGATGCAAAATGAAGAGTTTTCACGAACTACAGGAAGGGGTTTACGACCCCAACATATTTAAAGCATTTTTCCTAGCAGGTGGGCCTGGCAGCGGTAAGTCATACGTTGTCAGGCGCACCACTGGGGGAACAGGACTCAAGATTGTCAACTCAGACGATGCTTTCGAGAAACTGTTGAAGGATGCTGGTCTATCTCTTAAGATGCCTCCAGAGGAAGAGGGAGAGAGAGATGTTGCCCGTTCCCGTGCAAAACAAATCACCAAGGCTCGTCAGACAAACTACATTGAAGGACGCCTTGGACTTATCATAGATGGGACTGGCAAGGACTATGATAAGATTGCTCGTCAGTCTCAGCAGTTACGAGAACTAGGTTACGACACCTATATGATTTTCGTAAACACCTCACTGGACACTGCACTTGAGCGCAATGCAAAACGTGCTAGAAGTGTTCCAGAATCCATCGTCGTTCAGTCTTGGAAGGACGTTCAGGCCAACATCGGTAAGTTCAATAACCACTTTGGGTCAGGTATGATCATCGTGGATAACAACGATGCTGGTGAAGACGTATTTGGTAAGGTCTGGAAACGTGTGCAGGGTCTTCTTCGCAATAAGGTTTCGAATGGACGTGCAAAGGCTTGGATTGCAAGGGAAATGCAAAAAAAGCGTAGATAATCGAAAAAAGTTGTTGACAAACCCTTTTTCGTGTGGTATAGTTAGTTATACACTGAGAAAAGGAAGACGTTATGATGAATTGCAACTGGATATTTCGTGACCTGATGATCAAGAAGCGGATCATGAGAGAAGCAGGGATTGACATTTCCGAGCTGGAAGTCTGGAAGGATGGTAAAGACCCTGAGAAGCGTATCTCTGAAGCCTTCAAGAAGGCTGGTCTGACGATGCCGAATATGAACAATAGAGGGATTGCATAATGATCCTCACCCTCAAGGGCATCACCAACAAGGGTAAGAATCGTATTCGGGAACACGGAGACAAGTGGGAAGTTCTAGAATTTCCCCCCGGCGTTCTAGGTATGGACCCCAAACCCGCATTGCCCCCCATAAAATCACTGAAAACAGGTGAATGGCGTTGGTTAGATAATGTCAATTTTTCTTGGATTCCGAGTCGATTTTGATTGACAAACCCCCTTTCGTATGGTATGATTAGACATAATCAGAAATCAAGAGGTTGTTGACATGGCATTTGCCCCCACTGAAGTTAGTTTCCCCCCTTACGGCGATGGTTCGATTCTAGGCTGCTTCGATGAGAAGGAGTGTGGAAACTTTTTTGAGTTCTCTGAGAATCGGGAAAACTACTACACTGAGTATCCCCACAAGGTGTGGGTGACGACTCCGTGGCATATGGATGGTGGGTGGCGGTTTGCCAAGGTCAAGAAGACCGTGGCTTACATCCTGACCAATGATGAGGACGGCAACGATGTTGTTGAGAAGTGGTATATCAAAAAATATCGGGAATATGCAAAATAATTGTTGACAAACCCTTTTTCGTATGGTATGATTAGACATAATCGGAAATCAAGAGGTTACAAATGGTTGACAGAATTACGATGAACAAGGGAGTTTTCCTTGGTTATGGTAGCACAGAAGACCTAGAGCTTGTAGGTCGTGCATTTGGATATGACATCTACATTGAGAAAGAAGAACGCACATATAACGTTGTGTGGGTCTATGATCGCAATATCACCAAACGAGTTCGCACTCACTATGGTGACATGGAGACTCGTTATCGTATCGCTGCAAAGGTAGAGTTAACGAAAGAACGTGGTGCATGGCACGTTGACCTCTTGAACGTCGATAGTCGTTACAAGGGTAACAACCTTGCCGTCAAGATTTACAAGTTCCTCATGAAGAAGATGGACCTGACCCTGATGGCTGGCCACTCACAGTCTGCTGGTGGTCGTTACGTTTGGAACAAACTCAACAAGGAACGTGATATTACGGTATATGCCAAGAAGTCACCCTATTCCAAGTTCATTGACTTCCCCAAGTCTGGAAAGCGTGAGTTGGTTTCCAAGAAGTTCGACCTCTACGGTAGTGACGCAGAAATATTTGCGGTTGCTGCATAATAGGGGTTGACAGATTCCTTTTTGTGTGGTATAGTTAATCATAATCGAGAGATGAGGTTGTTATGAAGAAGTACAAGAATCGTGGTATTGATTTTGGTGGTCTGTCGCTGACTGACCCTGAGAAGTATCGCAAGATTTACGATGTTCTTTCTGAACGAGGTGTAAAGGAAGACCTTCTTGACATCGTTGATACCGTTCCTCTTGAATATGCGTATGACCTTGCAGATGATGCACCTGATGCTGAGGATGTAGTTGCTACTGCTGAACTCAAGAAGGTTGTGACGGAAGTTCTTTCGACTCTCAAACCTCGTGAGGAACGTATTCTTCGCAAGCGGTTCGGTATCGGTCTTGCAAAGGATT